AAACTGATAGATCCGGACAGAACTTTGAGAGGTGATTTGTTCAAGAAGCCTACTCAATTCTGGTTCATAAACAGAGAACCGAGCAATAGGCTTCTGTTTGAACCGTACTATCACAATGCAGATAGACAAGTAGTAAAAAGGTTGCGAGGTCAGGAACGTGCAAGAGATCGATCCATGATCGCACCGGAATATGCAAACAGATTTATAAGGGAGTTTATCATATGACAATATGGGAAATGAAAGCAATGTGCGAACAAAAGATCAAAGATGAATCATTATCCATACAACAGAGAAATGCTTACCAAAATGCCTTAAAAAGCATTGAGATCGCAATTAAAGAACATGAACAAGCAAGAGATAAAGAAACTGTATGACGATATCTTCTACGGAAGAGTTCATCTCTGTGAGAAGTGCAGAAGGAAGAACTACAATTGTACCAATGCGGAATGTCTTAAAGAACTTGAACGTACATACGGAAACAAGAAGCAAGATACCGAACAATTGAGTCTGTGGTAAGATTAAATCAAGGAGAATAGTTATGGGTTTAATGGTATTTATTTTAGTGATCGTGGCTGCGCTCATGATTACCGTACAACAGAAGAACAAGCAGAGAGATGCCAAGCTGGAATACGAAGCAAGGCAGAAAGAATTGGAGAGAGGAAGAGCAATCAAGAAGTATCTCAAAGAGGAAGAAGAACTTGAGAGATACAGAAGAGGAGACTATTCGGATCCGGAAGAGGAAGAAGATTATCCAGAGGACGAAGAAGACTTGTGATGCATCCCATAAAAAACAAAATAAAATAGTAGATGTAAAAGTATGAGCAAGGGAAACCTTGCTTTCTTTTTTGTCATTTTTATCTTCCAAGACAGTACGGCGGTGATCTTCCCTTTCTTTATCACCGCCTTATTACTGTCACAGTAAAGGAGCAGACATGTATGTAAATGGTTATGACATCGATGCCGTCTACATGATCGATGGATGCGGTCACAAAATAAAATCATCTCGCACCATAGTGGTGAAGAAGGATGGAAAGATTATTTTCAAAGATAAAACACAAGAAAGGATCGAAGAGATAATAAAAAAAATTGAGACCCGCCCCGGGTAAATGGCTAAAAAGAGGCTCGGGGGGAACGTGGTGAGGGGTACACTATCTCTCATCTGTCTCGCACATAAATGGGTTGAACCTGAAAGGAGTCAAAAGTAATGAAAGATTACTTTTCTCTTGACGAAATATCAAGAGAGATCGAAGTTTCAAAAGAAACAATACGAAAAAAATGCTATCAGCTTGGCATCGATACGAAGGAAATCGACATTAAAAGCAAAAAGATCCTGATTGATGCCCTTGCCGAGACCATTCAAAGGAAAACAGAAGCAAAGGAGTTCTTAAACGAGTTAAACTCCGGTGAAAGCGAAGCAATCTCCATGAAAAACGAGTCTACATTGGAGCAAAGGCTTTATATCGCAAAAATGGAATTCAATCGCATCACCAAATCGTTAGAGGAGTGTCAGATCGCAATCGACAAGAAAGGCACGATCATGATGAACGGAAACAACGGCACCGTTTCATCAAATCCAGCTGTAAAGACAAAATGTGAACTTTTAAAGCAACAGAATGCCTTGCAGAAGACTATAAGTGATCTTGAGCAATCTCTTAAAATGTCCATACCTTCCAAAGACAAGAAGATCATAGATGATGAGTAATCCTTTTCTTGAGTACATCGAGGATGTTGAGAAGCATCCGAACGAATACTCTAAAAGGATCGTTCAACAAGTCAAACTACAAAGGGAGATGTTGAAGATCTATGACTTCATTGAAGAAAAAGGAAGGAAGGCATGTGAATGGATAGAAGATAACTGTTATCTCACAGAAGGAGAAAACGCTGGTGAGAAGGTAAAGCTGATGCTCTGGGATAAGTGGATCATTTATTCCATCTTCTGCTTCTACGGTTATCTTGATGTCGAAGAGTTTGATGAAAATGGGAAATACATAGGGATAACGAACAAATACGTTCGGATCGTGAACGATGTTCTCATCCTTGTGGCTAGTGGCAACAGTAAGACCACTCTTGTGGCTTTCATCATACTCTATGTTATTTACCACAAGAAAGTCTTACCGTCTCCTAAAGTCTATATAGGATCCAATGCATACAGACAGTCAAAACTGTGCTTTGATGTCATAAGAAAGATCATCATGCGGAATCCTGATCTTGAGAAGTATGCGAATATAAGACAATCAATAGGAGAGATAGAAATAGATGAGACCAATGCAAAGGTGAATGCCATGTCTTCTACCGGAGACAATTACGAAGGCATCATACCAGCGTTGCTCGTTATAGATGAGATTCATGCGATGCAGACATCGACTTATGCCGATAACTTGAGGAAATCAACGAAACGGTCGGATAAGTTAATATTTGAGATCACCACCGAAGGAACAGTAAGAGGCGGTTATCTTGATCAAAGAAAAGACCTTGCCGTGAGCCTTCTTGAAGACAAATCAGAAGAGAAAGACTATAGGAAATTCTTTGCGATCTATCAGCAAGACTCTCAAGAGGAAGTGTTCGATGCATACAGAAACAACAACATCGGTGTATTGAGGAAATCAAATCCCGGTCTTGGCATTTCGGTAAGTGTCGAAGAGCTGAAGGAAAAGATCAAGGGAATGATGAACGATCCAAAACAGAAAGTCATCACATTGACCAAGAACTTCAACATTCCTCAAAATCCGGTCACATCCTACTTCTCTGAAGTGGAATGCAGAACGAAGCCGTTCAATGAAGAGATCTTCATGAATGCACCGATCTTTCTGGGATTGGATATGGCTTACACCAGAAACCCGTCAAATGACCTTACGGCATTGAAGATGCTGATGGTCAATCCGTTCACCAATGAAGAATACTCCAAGGACTTCTACTTTCTGCCGAAATGGTGGGAAGAAGAGATCCGTGAAGGAGATAGTGTGAACATCGAACGGAGAGACATGGTGATAGCCAAATCCAAAGTCGATACCAACATTCTTTACAATCCCAGACAAGAACGATATGGGTATCAGTTATATGCGGAACGTGGTGATGTAGTCATCGTAGACGAGAAGTTGATCGAAGAACTTGTCAACGAGTTCGGTGATCAGGCAAGATGCGATACCACCGGAATAACTGAAGACTTCATAAGATATTACATTGCTCATCTTGAATTGAAATACCATTGGACAATCTGCAAATTCGGTCTGGATCCGAACAAGGCTTTCAAACTGAAGGCATTCGCAGAAGCCAATATCCCATCAACGGACGGGAAGAATCCGGTCATACAGTTCAGGATGGAAGATCACAAGAATTCCAATCCGATCATTCTGTCAACGAAGGACATAAGGAAACAAGGCAAGGTCTACAACAACAACAAACTCACAGAACTGCACTTTGCTTCCGCTATCGCAAGAACCGATCAGTATGGCAATGTAACTTTTACCAATCCGATGTATTCACGAAAGGATGGAATCATCGCAGAGTTCTCTGCTAGGTCATCTTACAATGTTTACACAACGAACAAAGATACCGGAATGGAAAATCTTGAACGATTGAAACAATGGTGGAAAGCCAATGAAGAGCGCCTGAATGAAATACTATCAGAAAGCGGTGTATAAGGATCCCAGATGGGAGATCTGCCGAAGGGAAGTAATAAAGAGAGACAGAGATATCTGTTATTTCTGCAAAAGGATCATTCTTAAAAAACGTACTATCCACCATTTGATAGAAATAGACGAAACAAACTACAGCAATCCGAAGATTGCTTTTAATTTGGATAATCTGGTCGAATGTCACAAAACATGCCATGACATCTATCATGAGCGTTGGGGAAAGAAAAGCATGGTCAACATAGACCTTGACATCGACTATTCCAAGAGGAAGGAGACAAAGTGAAACTCAAAATACCCTTTACGAACTACGAAGTGAGTCTCACAAAACGAGGGATGACATTCCTTAACCAGAAAGGCACTCCGGTTGCCTTCAGCAGATGGATAGGGGATGGCTTCATCTCGCAAACCACACCGATCATGGAAGAGGTCTATACAACGATTGCGAACGAATTCGCAAAGATAGATCTTATTCATGTGATCGACAAGGAAAACGAGTACAGAAGGGTCAATGACAATCTTAACTATCTGCTAAAGGAGAGACCGAACCCTTATCAGACCGCTTTCGATTTCAAATTCACGATGATGTATCAGCTGTTGAAATACGGGAATGCGATTGCATTCATTCAACGTGATTCAAAGGGAAGAGCGGTTTCTTTCGATCCGGTCAACGTTACCGACTACGAACTTGGCAACGGTTATCAGATCGATGACGATCTCATCCTTTTCAAACTGAAGAATACCGCTAGGCAGACTATTGAATTGGTAGACTACAGAAACATCATTCACTTACGTTTAAATCCGAACAACATCTTCTATGGAGATCTGTTTAGTGGCGCAGACTACACCAAGAACATTGTGAAGCTGGTCGATGCTTCATTGGGATCCGCAATCAGAGAACTTCAGGATAATGGATCCGTTCGGGGTGTAGTTACAATAGGCAAATCCGCACAAGGATTCGCTAACGCTACATTGGTGAACAATGACGCCAAGACTTCCAAACAGATGGAGATCGTTGAAAGAATCAAGGCAACAAAGGGCGGTGTTCTTGTGTTGGATGCTGGTGAGGAATGGCAATCCCTATCCTCACCTTTCTCAACAACATCGAGTGAGGATATTGACCGATACATATCCATGCTCTTGCAATTCAACGGCATAAACAAAAAGGTAGTAGACGGAACCGCAACCGGGGACGAGATGGAAGTTTTCTGGAACAAGACCGAGGTTCCAAGGATCGAACAGTTTATCGGTGAGCTGAACTACAAGACATTCAATAAGACCTCAATTACACAAGGTCATCGAATTGATTTCTACAGAAACCCATTTGAGTACGTTTCAACAGAAAAAGCCGTAGACATAGCATATAAAGCCTCTATGGATACCACCACCAACGAGAGAAGAAGATTGATCTACAAACTTCCACCGGTTGAGAACGGAGATATCCTTATGGTCAACAAGAATTTTGAGCCTTTGATGAAAGAGGAGATCGAAAACAATGAAGAAAATTGAAAGAACCTATGATGTCGAGTTCAGGGCATCGCAAGAAGAAAGCAGAAGAGTTGAAGGCTATGCGGTAGTCTTTAATTCTCCTACGGATCTGGGATGGTTTACCGAAGAGATCGACAGACATGCTTTTGATGAAGCAGACATGTCCAATGTCTATCTGTTGGGTAACCATGACGAAAACATAGTTTTAGCTGGAACATCAAACAATACTTTGATGTGGGATATTGATGACCGTGGAGTATTCCAGAGTTCGTACATCGTTGATACAAGTGTAGGCGAAGATTGGTTGAAATTAGTCAAGAACGGCTTAATTAACAAGCAATCATTTGCATTCACTATTGCTAAAGACGGTGAGGAATGGACGGAGAAAGACGGCAAAGAGCATCGTATCATCAAAAAAATTGATCATGTCTATGATTTCAGCTTGGTCACTTATCCAGCGTATGCTGATACATCCGCTTATTCCAGAAGCATGACTGACGAGTTAGCCGAAGAACATAAACGGAGAAAAGAACAATCCGAAAGGATGGAAAGGATTCTTAATGGAAAAGGCATTAAATAGTGCGATGATCGAAGAACGTATGAACGAGATCGTTGCACGAAAGAACGAAATTGCCGAATCCGTCAATGCAAAGAAAGAAGAGTTTGAGTCTTCCGATGTAGAGAAGAGAGAAGAGCTGATCTCTGAAGTCGAAGCATTAACGAATGAGGCGGATGATCTTGACAAGGAAGTCAATGATCTTACAGAGCAGAGAAACAAATTGAGCGAACAAGAAGAGAGAATGTCTCTTGCTAAAACAGTTTCTCCGGTAAAAGTTGAGGAAAGGAAAGAAAACAAAATGGAAAACATTGAAATGAGAAGCACTCCTGAATATGCACATGCATGGGTCAATGCCGTCAAGGGTGACTCCAGCGAATTAAGAACATTGGTATCTACGATGAACAGCGGAACCGTTCCAATTCCTTCATACCTTCAAGGCAGAGTTGAAGCGAATTGGGAACGTTTAAGCATCTTAAACGAAGTCTCGCAGTCACAGTTCAAGGGCATCGTTGCCGTTCCGTATGAAGCATCTACCGAACCAGCTTATGCTCATGTCGAGAATACGGATGCACCGAAAGAGGAAGCACTTGCTATCGGTCAGGTTATCCTGAACCCGGTCACTCTGAAGAAATGGATCCGTGTCACTTCAGAAGTCGAAAGCCTCTCTGATGAATTATTCATGGACTACCTCGTTGATGAAATCATCTATCAGATCAACCTCAAGGCAGAGACCTACGTTGTTGAAAAGGCAGCCGCTTCTACTTTAGCGGTTACTGTATCCGAAGATTTAGGCTTCAATGCCGTCAACGATGCTATGGCAAGCATCAACGAAGCAATTGACCCGATCGTCATCATGAACAGAAAGACCTTCTTTGCTAACTTCATGGGTCTGACCGATCTTCAGGAAAGACCGATCTATCAGATCGCAACAGACAATGCTGGCAAACCACAGTACTTCATCAACGGTGTCAGAGTTCTGTTCTCCAACGGTCTGAAGGCATGGGATAACACTTCTGTTGGCGAAGCATATGGATTAGTCGGTGACTTCAAGGCATTCCGCATGAACTTCCCAGCTGGCAGAATTCCAGAGATCATTTACGATCCGTATACCGAAGCAGAAGACGATCTGTCCAAGTATGTCGGCAAGTTATTGGTTGCTGGTGATGTTGTCAGACCGAATGCCATTGCTGTCCTCAAGAGAAAGACCGCATAATGAAGTGCAAGGTTATCAGCAGATGTTCGCTTGTTGTCAATCCTGATTCTATTGTCGATGTCGATGAAAGACAGTTTGAAGCAGCAAGGAATGTCCTTGTTCCATTGGACAAGGCAGAAGATACCGAAACACCTAAAAAAGAAAAAAGAACGAGAAAAAAATAAAGGGGGTCTACAATGGCAATTGCTACAATAGACCAAGTTATTACTGATGTAAAAAATGTTTTGCCGATCTATAACACCGATCTGTTCAACACAGAGCTGACGATATTGGTCAATGGTGCGATACATAAGTTAGAATCGGAAGGTGTGCCTAACTCGTTTGATTATCAAACACCGGCATACTACGATTACATAACATGTGTACGTTACCAAGTCGCAAGTGATATGGATCTGGACATTGATCTGGAAAGACTCAAGGCTCAATACATCACAAGAGCGAATACTTTAAGATGTATATTAAGTCAGAAGTCGAGTTGATCTACCAAGGTCAGGGAGTCGCACAAAACGGCTCCCCGATCTCTTTGGAGATCAAGAAAACTGTTCAATGTGATGAAGCGGAGACATTCTCCGTCAATTTCTACAACGAACAGAAAAGAAACATGCGTTTGAGTCGAAACCTTGTGATTCCTACATACCTCACCGGGGATATTGAGGAAAACGGAAAGTCATATGAGCTGATGTATTGCAATTATGACGGTAAACTCTATAAAGTCCACAATATCTTAAAAGTCCGGAACACAAGAAGAGTAATGATGTTGGACATTCAGGAAGTACGATGAAGAGATCATATACACAGAAAGAGATCTACGATTACCTCAAAGCAAATCCCTTGAGTGTAGATGTTCACATCGGAGATCTTGAGGATATGGATGGGAAAGATTATATCTTCCTAGACTTTATCAACGATGTCGCAATGTTAAGAGACAATAATGCAGACTATCAGTCATTGATCCAGATATCCGTATTAACAAAAGACTTTGAAGATCGCAAAACATTAGTAAAATACATCAAAGACGAATTTCTATCAGCTCCGGTTTTTTCCAAAAGTGAAGAATTTGAGTACTACCAGGCACAATTCACTATAGGGGTGTTCATAAGTGGGTAGCATTAAATGGGATGGCGGTAAGGATCTAACGATAAGCGCAAAACTGAAGTACGATCACATCATTGATCAAACCGCAATGAGATGCGCAAATCACCTTATAGCCACATCACCGGTGGGCATTCGCAGAAGTAAGCATTATAAGTATGGCTGGACGGTCAAGAAAGGCAGAAAGCAAAATAATGAATACTATGTGGAAGTCTGGAATAAAACAGATTGGCAATTAACACACCTACTTGAAAATGGTCATCAGATCACGAACAAGAAGGGCGGTGTAGGATGGGCAAGTGCAAAACCGCACATCCAGATGGCGGTCGATTTTGTTGAACCTCAATTCATTAACGAAATGAAGAAAGCCGAGCTGGACATCGAAATCAAGTAGAAAGGAACAGCATGGGAAGAATTATTCATGGTAATAAGAATTTTGGCTATGCGCCTATAAACGTTACCGGGTCTACCTATTCGTTCGGCACTCCGGTCATGCTTCCGGGTATGGTAAGCAGCACGATGGAAGTCGAACAGACAAACACACCGATCTACGGTGATGATAAGACCTATTGCAATGTCAAAGGCGCTAAAGCCAGAACTGTGGAAGCCGTTTTAAGATACATTCCTTCGGAATATGCCGAGTTTCTTGGATTCCATGTGAATTCTAACGGAATGGTCACAGATACCGGAACTTTCCCTAATCATTGCATCTTCTTTGAAACAGAAGAAGAGGATTGCGATTCAGGTGAATCCACCACTACGTTGTGGTATGTCTACAACGTAACCGGATCCGAACCTACAAGGGAAACCACCACAGACGAAGAAGAAGTCACGGCAATGGAGATCACCGTCTCCTACAATGCGAGTGATTCACAGTTTGTTTTAGATGATAGCGGAGCAGCTTGCCAAGTCGGTTATGTCACCAGAACAGAAGCAAACAAGAACACTTACGATACATTTAAAACAACAGTATTATTGCCGACAACGGCACTTTAGGAAAGGAATGGGGAAGTGAAATGCTTCCCCTTATTTTTGGAATGAAAATATTTGAATACACATTTAAACTCCCTAAATTATCTATCGAGAACGGAAAGCTGATGGAAAACGGCTATACCGAAGAAACATACACATTCACATTGCTTCATAGAGGTTTCGGTCTTTATGAAGATCTTACCGGGAAGCCTCTTATGGCTAAACTGATGGAACTTGAGAACGTTGATGAATCATTGGAAAAGATCATCTCAAAAGAGTTCATTTCCAATCTTGCATGTGCATCTTATGTGAAGATTGACGGAGACAAATTCCACAACAACAGAGCAACGGCAGAAGAATTCCGCAAGAGTGCGGTCTATTCCAAAACCACAGAGGATGTGAACTTCATCAAAGGTCTGATCCAGATGGCTTTAGAGTGCATCACGGATGTGAATAACGTAAGCAAGAAACAAGTCAAAAAAGAAGAAAAAAAACAGTAGTCTCCTATGCTAAAATGGTCGCTTCACTTTGCGCATTGCACATCGATTTACAATGGGCAGAAGATCAGTATTGGTCTACTCTGCTCAATGTCATAGGAGAAATAACTAAAATGCGCACACCAAAGAAGAAAACAAAGGTCTCTGCCAATGAGATGCAGAGATTTATAAAGGAGTAGCGAATGCCTGAAACAAAAGGAATTACTATTGAGTTCTTTGGAAAGTCAATTGACCTTGAAAACAAGATAAACGATATCAACAAGGGTTTAAGGCTCACAAGGACAGAACTGAACAGTTTCAAGAGTGATCTGAAAATAGATCCGTCCAATGTTGATGCATTGAAGAACAAATTCAAGGCATTAAGACAAGAGCAAGAACTTCTTACCCAAAAAGTTGCTTATTATCGAGAAGAACTTTCCAAGCTGGATGAATCTGATGTCGGTGGTGATCAATGGACGAAATTCAACAATGAACTTCGTAAAGCAGAAACACAATTGAACAAATGCACCAACGAGATCAACAAGATGAATGGCGAAAGCCTTGATCAAGTTACACAATCTGCCGAAGGGTTCGGTGAAACGTTAAGGAATGCTGGGCATGAAGCCGTATCTCTGGGAACGTTGATCTCTGCGAATCTTTTAAGTGATGCGATCATGTCCGGTCTGAAGATGATGGCGGATACCTTACGGCAGATCCCATCAGAACTACATAAGTGGGCGGAAGAATTCCGTGAAGCAGATGTCTATGAGAAACAGTTTGAATCAAACATAAGAAATACGGCAGATGCTACGGATGAGCAAATCGCAGCTTTGAAGAAACTTGCAAAGCAGAAGCAGAAGGAAGGTGTTGTATCGTCCAAAGCCATAACAAGCGCCTATCAGGAATTAGCCACATATGTGGAATCCGCAGAAGCCATTGAAGGTCTTACAGATGCATTAACGGATATGGCAGCTCAACAGTACG